GCGGCCGGCGGGGTTGCCGCGGCCTTGGGCATTGGACTTGAAGCCCACCTCGGCGGTGAGGTCGTTGGCCTTGGCGAAGCGCACGTAGGTGCCGTTGAGGGTCCAGCGGGTGGGCTGGTCGATGTAGCGGGGGGTCGCCTGCTTCAGCGCAGCCTGTGCAGCCTGAGCGGCGCCTGTGAGCGCCTTGGCGGCGGCGAAGCGCAGGTTCTGGTCTGTGAGCAGCCGCACGCGGCTGTCGAGCCTCTGAAGGGCTCCTGAGTCGAGGTCGATGCGGACGGTGGCCATGCACCAAGGGTAGGCAGGCCAGCCATGGCTCCCAAGAGAAAAGCCCCGACGCTGCAGGAGTGCGCAGGGGGTTGCGGGAACAAGCGTCCCCACCCACGGGAAGCAGGCTAGCCGCTGCCAATCTTGCGCCGCAGCTGGTTGCGGCTGCCCTCGCAGACCCCACGGCGTTCGCACCACTGAACGTGGAAGCCGCCGCCGTGCTTGATGAACGACCAGCCGTCGGTGGGATGGTGGACCAGCTCGCCAACGTTGTGCTGGCCGAGGATGCCACTGATGGCGTAGCCCATGCCGGCCTTGAAGATCTGATCCTGAGGCAGTGGATCGTTCGCCACGTAGGTGGCCAAGCCGAGCCAGTCGTCTTCGGCCTGCCTGAAGGGCGTCCATGATAGGTAAGCGCGCAGCGCCTCGATCTGCTCGAACCCTGGGCAGTAGAAGACCGGCAGCCCTGAGCCGAAGCCCGGCCATTCGACCAGCGTGTAGTCGAGGCACTGGCGAATAACCCTGCTGCTCTGGCCGCGGCCGACGGCGACGGCGCGCTTGAACTCGATGCCGAGTGCGATGTCAGGTCGTGCCCAGCCAGAGGGATCACGTGGCACAACGATGGCGTCGATCCTGAGTCGCTTGCCGGAGGGGTGGCGGCCGGTGACTTCGCGGTGGATGTGGAAGTGGGTTTCAAGGCGCGGCAGCACCTGATCAGGCAGGCCGCCGTCGGGGAGGTATGGCACGTCCGGTGAGAGCGGAGTGGAGCCTTAAGCGTACCTGCGGCGGTGAGACTGAGGTGTTCCTAGTTCCCACTGTGCTCACCTCCCTTACAGAGTTTCCAATACCCCCCTGTACCCCCCCCTACCCCTACTTCTATTTACATCTATTACTTAAGTAGGAACAGTAGGAACTAGGAACAACCGTTGGCACAACAGGGTCGAGCTGTTCCTACCGGTTTTCGCGTGGTGGGAACAGGCGCTCATGCCCGGCTGTCTCGGAAGTAGACCCATTTAAGAACGCCATTGACCCGCTGGCGCCTGCGGTCGTAGCCGAGCTCTCGCAGAATGCTGGCCACCTGCATCTGATCCGCGCGGCTCTGGCGCTCGATCGGCTTGGCGATCGCTTGGGTCAGCAGCACGTCCGTGGTGATCTCCTTGAGCCGGTTGCAGGGGTCCAGCAGCCAGGCCTCGATCGGTGCGCGCCACGGCGACTCCACCAGGTAGTCCTCGTTCTCAGAGGCGACCATGGCCTCCTGCTCGGCGGTCAGCACGCTGGGTTCGCCGTTGCGGTAAGCGGCCACGGCTGCCGACCAGATCGCATCACGCTCCTTCAGCAGCGATGACACGTCGATCGGCTGCTGCAGCGTGCAGGTGACGGGAATCACCCAGAAGCGCCGGTTCCCGGTCTCATCGACCAGAAAGCCGCTGTCGCGGTTGGTGGAGCCGACGATGATGCAGCGCCTGGGGAATGCCTCGGTCGCCTTGCCGTAGGGCACCCGGAACATGTCGGTGGACTGGCTGAGGAAGGCCTTCACCATCCCGGCGTGCTTCTTCGAGGTGATGTGATCGAGCTCGGCCCACTCCATGATCCAGCTGCGGTGCAGCACCATCAGGTCGTCCTTCGAGCTGATGTCGCGGAGAGCGTCGGAGAAGAAGTCGCCACCGATGGCGGCCCAGAAGGAAGACTTCCTGGCGCCCTGCTCACCCATGAGCACGGTGGCGTTGTCGTGCTTGCTGCCGGGCTCGTAGATCCGACGCACTGCCGCAATGAGCGTGCAGCGGATCATGTGGTCGTAGAGGGTGGGTTCCTTCAGTTCGGCATCGGCCGGGCGAAGGTAGGTGGATGCAAGCCGGTCGATGTAGGTCGGCTGGACGTGCCCAGCGACGTGCTCGAGGTAGACCTTGATCGGGTCGTAGGGGTTGGCCTTGGCCACCTTCACCAGGCAGTCCAGGGCGACTTCCTTCGAGATCTTGCTGCCCTGCTCCGCGAGCTCGAGGTAGTAATGCTCAGCACCTTCGAGCACGGCGCCATCGCGCTCGATCTGCTGGGTGAAGACGTTGTAGCGAAGGTTCGCCTCCGCGCGGAGCTGCAGGAGAAGCTCATTGGCTTCGAGCTTCTTCAGCGGCCGCGCGTCGCGCTCGATCGCCGTGGTGGGATTGTCCACGACCACCTTGGAGACGGTGCGAGGTGCGCGCCAGCCGTGCTCACGGGCGAAGTACCAGAATGTCCCGGCGGTGACCGAGCTGCAGTTGCTGCGTGCGACCTGCTCGGCTTCGGCGAAGGCAGGGCTGTGGCGCTGCATCATGGCCACGGCCTGATCGGCTGAGCCGCCGGCTTCCTCGCAGGCCTGGATCAGCCCCCACATCAGGTTGCGGAAGAATGGGTACTGGCCGGACTTCGGGACGGCCGAAGGAATGCAGTCGAGCGCGTCCTGAATGTCGGAGAGGGTGCGGGGCTTGTAATCGGTGAACTGACGCGCCTGCACCAGGGTGGTGTGGGTCGGTTCGTCTGGCAGGGAGGCCTCGAGCTCATCAGGGGTGTAGTAGGCGTCTGACTGGTGGATGATGCAGACCTGCTCGCCGAGGTTGCCGTCGAGAGCTACGTGGTAGGTGCCGGGCAGGCGCATCACCCGGCTGGGGTTCTTCAGCGTGCGATCGGCATCGGCGTGCTCGAGCAGGCGCTTCTGCAGCGATCGCCAGCGATCGGGGCTGACTGGCTGATCGAACACCCAGTAGGAGTGGATCGACTTGCCGCCGGTATCGACCTGCAGGGTGGGCTCGGGCAGCCCGAGTTCCTGCCATGCGATTACCTGCCACTCCTTCGGGCGGTCGTCCCACTCGCAGAACAGCGCGCGGCAAGCAGTGATCTCCGAGTCGGTGTCGCCGCCGTCGTTGATCACCATGTAGACGCCGCGGCCTTCCGCCTGCCACTGCTCAACGACCGAGCGAGCTGGTGATGCTTTGCGGCCGGAATCGCCGGCCTTGAACTGATGGCCTGAAGGAAAGAAAGCTCGCAGTCGAGCTGTGTCTTTCGTCTTACGAAGTGCTTGGAAGAATTGACGCGCAGCGTCGAAGTCGATCGGCTTCTGTAAAGTCGTCATGCTTGCAGGTGAGAGCTGTGAGCCGCGGCCGGGGTGTGTGCAGCACTGCCGGCCATTTTTTTTAGGCAGGTGCATTATGCAGCTCCTTCGAGCAGGGTGAGAGCGTCACCCACCGATCGGGCCACGCCGGCGATGCCACCGGCGAGGTGGACGGCATCGCGCCAGCTGCGCTGCTGCGGCGTGAGGCGGCCAGTGGGGGTCTTGATCTCGATGGACGTGAACACGGCCAGGGTGGTGCCCACCATGTCGGGGGTGACCACGATGGTGCGCCAGCCGATCAGATCAGCGGAACCGCGTGCCAGGCCGAAGGTGACCAGCCGGCCGGTGCGGGGGTCGGGCAAAGCCCCGCACTGGTTTCTGTAGAGCCTCACGTCGGGCCGTGTGCCGAGCGCGAGCCTGATGCGCTGCTGCAGGTCGGTTTCGGCGTTGGCCACGATCATGCGCGCTGCTGCCGGGCAAAGTAGACGTGCCTGGCCCAGGCCACGGGGTTCTTCATCCCGCGGGCGATGCCGACTTGGATGAGGTCGGTGAGGGTGCGGGCCTTCTTCCGTTCGGCGACGCGCTGGCGAATGCCCTCGCGCTTGAGCTCCTGCAGCTCGCCGGCCACCTCCTTCAGGGCACGGCGTGGCTCTGGGGCGCACTCGGCACCACAGCACGGGCACACGGGTTGCGGCTTGAACGCAGCGAAGCAGCTCTCGCAGGTGCGCACTGCTGGAGCCGGCGGGCCGCCCTTGCCGGTGCGTCGCCGGGCATCATCCAGCGTCCATGTCCGTACATCGTCCGGGAAGCCATGCCGGTGGACGTTGCCGACGTGGTCGAGGATCAGCGCGTGGTCCTTGCCTGGCGCGGGCCGCAGCACGCGACCGACCTGCTGGAGGTAGAGCCCTTCAGATTGCGTGGGACGCAGCAGGATGGCGCACCCGACGGATGGCACGTCGGTGCCTTCTGAGATCACGTCCACCGAGACGAGAACCTGTAACGCGCCAGTAGCGAGATTGTTGATCGCAAGTTCACGATCCTGAACGGAAGTAGTACCAAGTACGGTCTGCGACGTGATGCCGCTGGCTCGGAATTGTGCGGCGACGTGCTCAGCGTGCGCGGTGGTGCAGCAGAAGGCGATGGCGCCGCAGCCGCGGCCAAGGCGTTGATAATGCTCAATCGCGTCGCCGGTGATGGATGGTTTGTCCAGCTCGGCTGCGGCTTGCTCTGGCGCGTAATCGCCTGATCGGACTCGCAGATTCGCCTCTTGGAATCTGATTTGGGGTGCGTAGATTCGCGCCCTTGTGAGGAAGCCTTGTGCAGCCAGATCCTGCATCGAGGGACCGAGCACAAGGCGATCAAACATTGCACCAAGGCCGCGGCCGTCACGGCGCACCGGGGTAGCGGTGACGCCAAGGCGAAGGGCATTGGGCCAGTGGTCGAGGATCTGCGACCACGTGCCGGCGACGGCGTGGTGCGCTTCGTCAACAACGATGACATCGGGCTGCCAGGTCTGCAGCTTGAGGCGGCGGGCGAGTGTCTGCACCGACGCGACTTGTACCGGGTGATCCGACGGCTCGAAGCCGGCGGCGATGACGCCATGCTCGACGCCGGCCCAGGTGAGCTTCGCGCTGGCCTGACGGATCAGCTCGCGCCGGTGAACGAGGATCAGCACGCGACGACCACGCTCAACAGCGCCAGCAGTAATGGCGGCGAACACGATGGTCTTGCCACCGCCAGTGGGCAGCACCAGCAACGGCGCGCGTGCGCCTGAGCGGTAAGCCGTGCGTAGATCGTGTATTGCGCGGGATTGATAGTCGCGAAGCGTGAGACTCATAGGACTTGACCTGAGCTGCCGGGAAGCAATACCAAGGTGGGCGGCCCGATGCTAGCCGGCAGGGCAGGAAATACTTGGAACAACTGGGGGAAGGGATGAAAAGCCGGGAAATCGTGGTAAGTTCTGGGAGCATTCACTGCGGCCTGCCTATGGAGATCGCCGACTACCACCGCCACAGCGCGGTATCGAAGAGCCACCTCGACCAGGTGGCACGGAGCCCGTTGCATTACTGGGCGGCGTACCTGGACCCCAACCGCCAGCCACGCGAGGCAACGCCTGCGATGGTGATCGGCTCAGCCGTGCACACCCACGTGCTCGAGCTCGACACCTGGGACCAGCGCTACGTCACCTGCCCTGAAGGCATCGACCGGCGCACCAAGCAAGGGAAGGCCGAATGGGAGGCGTTCTCTGTGGCCAGCAGCAACCGCACAGTGCTGAGCAAGGCCGACGCCGATCTGGTGATGCGGATGGGTCAGGCGATCTATGCGCACCCTGCTGCGGCGTTCCTGCTGCAGCGTCCTGGCCTGGCTGAGCAGACCTACCTCTGGACGGATGAGGCAACCGGGCTGGAGTGCAAATGCCGGCCGGATTGGATGACGCGCGACGGCCAGCTGATCGTCGATCTGAAGACCACCGAGGATGCGAGCTCGGCCGGGTTCCGCAAGTCGGTGGCCAACTTCCGCTACCACGTCCAGGCGGCCTGGTATCTCGACGGACTCGAACGCGCCACCGGCCGCCGGCCCGAGCAGTTCATCTTCATCTGCGTGGAGAAGAAACCACCGCACGCGGTGGCGGTCTATGCCGCGAGCGTGGAGATGGTGGCCACCGGCGCGATCACGGCCGAGGGTGATCTGGCCCGGCTGGCGCTCTGCCGCGAGTCGAACGAATGGCCGGGGTACTCGAACCAGATCGAGGTGCTCGACCTGCCGCCCTGGATGCGGCCGCGGCCGGATGGCTCGGTGCCGGCAGCGCCAGCCGAGATCGAGGCCTTCTGATGGATCAGATGGCCAACCTCATCGTGATCGCGATCACCACCTGGTGCGGCGCGATCTTCCTGCAGCACATCACCGACGCGTCGCTGCTCACGGCGGCCGCCGGTTCATTCTTCATCCTGATGGCTCTCAAGTCATGACCGAACAATCCACAGCACTCACTACCACGCAGGGCAGCGTGTTCTCGGGCATCCAGGCGTTCGAGGATGCGCAGCGCATCGCCAAGGCACTCGCCAGCTCGACGCTGATTCCACCGCAGTTCCAGGGGCAGCAGGGGTTCGCCAACTGCCTGGTGGCGCTGGAGATCTCGCACCGGATGCGGATGAGTCCGTTCCAGGTGATGCAGAACCTCCACATCATCCACGGCCGCCCCAGCTGGAGCAGCCAGTTCATCATCGGCTTGGTCAACGGCTGCGGCCGGTTCAGCCCGCTGCGCTACGAGATGTCCGGCACCGGCGACAGCCTGGCCTGCTATTGCGTGGCCACCGAGCTGGCCACCGGCAACGATCTGAAAGGACCGACCGTGAGCATGGCGATGGCGAAGAAGGAAGGCTGGGCCACCAAGAGCGGCAGCAAGTGGCAGACGATGCCCGAGCTGATGATCCGTTACCGGGCCGCGGCCTTCTGGGGCCGGCTGTACATCCCCGAGCTGCTGGTTGGCATCCAGACCGAAGAGGAAGTGGTGGACGTGGAGCCGGTGACGGTGCGCGCTGCCGAGCCTCAGCAGCCGAAGGCGAGCCTGGAAACCCTGAACCAACAGATCGCCAACCCACCGCCGGTGGTGATCACACCTGTGGAGGAGCCTGCTGATGACGAGATCTTCTGAGTCTGGATACCTGACACCGCGCGAGCTGGCTGCGCGATGGCGGAACATCGTCTCGCTCAGCACGCTCGACAACTGGCGCAGCAGCCAGAACCGTGGCCCGCGGTTTGTGAAGATCGGCGGCCGAGTTCTCTACCCAGTGGTGGAGGTCGAAGCCTACGAACAGCGCAACCTGCGCGGCCTGCCTAACAACCCTTCGCAACCCAACCGATGACCTTCAAGCTGAACCTGTCGATCTTCAAGAGCACCAAGCCTGACAGCAAGGTCGACTTCACCGGAATGATGAACGTGAAGGTGGAGGAGCTGGACGCGTTCTGCGCGTTCGTGATGAGCCAGACGCCGGACCAGTACGGCAGCGTGCAGGTGCCGATCAGCGGCTGGAAGAAGACCAGCAGCAAGGGTCTGGCGTATGTGAGCGCAGTGGCGCAGCCGCCGCGCGACTGGGTGCCGCCTGTGAGCGCGCAGAGCGCCGCGCAGAGCCTGGCCCAGGCGGTGGATGGGGAAGTGCTGGATGTGGATCTGTTCTAGGAGTTCATCAGCTCGCATTCGAGGCGAGCGATCTCGTTGACGGCCTGCTGCAGCAGCTGTTGCTGGTAGCAGGCCTGCTTGAGGAGAGCAGCCGCCAGAACGCCCGCGTCTTTGCTTTCGAGCAGGGCGCGGGCTTGTTTTTCGATGGTGAACTGCTGCTCGGTGGTGAGCTCCACCGCCATCCACTCGCCGAACCGCATGGTGCCATAATGGCGGGGTACCTTGGAATTATACTGATGGAGTGTCCGCGGTGCACCAGCGGCGAGATCAGGACGATCACCACCAACGGCAAGGAGGCCGGCAGGGTGACCCGTCAGCGGAGGTGCCTGAAGTGCCGGCACACGTGGTACACGGTCGAGCTGCCGGTGAGCGTGGCGGTGATCGGCTGGACACGCGGCACGGGGAAGTCAGTGCCGGTGCTGCGTGTGCCGGTGGACCTGGCGGTGGGCAAAGAGGCCGTGTGAAGAACTGTCACAGCGGGATGGCGGGTGCCCCGTGGGCGGGGGATGATTCGCAGGCAACCGCACCGCGTCATGCTCACCACCACTCTTCTGGTGATCTGGAAGCTGCTCCTGCCGCTGCTGGTTGTGGTCGCAGTGATCGACTGGCTCACCGCCTCTGACGATCGCCGCGTTCGCATCCTGCGCCGCACTGGTCTCAGTCAGCTGCAGATCGCCACCCGCCTCAACATCACCCGTCACCGCGTCCGCCGGGCGCTCGCACCATGATCAACCGCATCAACAACACCATCTGCTTCCTGATCGCCGCGGCCGTGTTCGCGATGATCGGCCTCGATGCCAGCAATCAGCCCGGCATGACCCACAGCGGCACGCAGCTGGAGGTGCGCAAGTGACCCGCCCACGCCGCTTCTACTTCCAGATCAAGTCCGCCAACATCATCGAGTGCATCACGGCTCACAGCTTCACCGAGGCCAAGCACAAGGCCGCAAGCGAATGGCTGCCGTGGTGGGACCAGATCGAATGGCTCAACCCTGAAACCGTCACCGACCCGTCCATTCATGCCTGAGATCACTGGAGCGATGCTGCCCTTCATCTGGGCAGAAGATCCATCACCAGCGAAGCTGGGTGATGGCATCAGCCGGCCGAAGCCCGGCAGCCGCACTCGCGAATACAAGCTGATCGTCTACCCGACCGGCGCCAGGCCGCTGACGTGGATTACACGCGCCGAGACCAAACGGCACGCGATCCGCTACGCGCAGAACCGCTGGCCGGGTGCTGAGGTGGAGGCGGCGTGATGTATCTGCTCATTTGGGTTCTGCTGATCGCCACGACTGCGCTGGTGCTCGTCAATCAGCCATGGCTGGCGCTGATGGCCCTAACGCTCTGTTTCACGCTGAGGTGCTGTTGCAATGACTGAACTATCACCACAAGCGCAAGCCATTTGGGAAGCTTTTAATGAAGACGAGGCTGGCGTGTTCGTTGACTATGGCGACAAGCTTGCCGCCGCCCTCCGCGCCCTTGACGAGCAGCTCGGTTACGACGTCCTCGGTGTTCGCGCTGTGGACTCTTCCCAGATTCGCCTGATCGCCGCCGAGCTGGAGGCCGCCAATGGCTGACGCCCTGCTTGCCCTCGCCCTACTGCTCGCCCTCGGCGCAGCGGTTGAGCTGTGCATCAAGGTGACCTTCGTGCGCCTGCTGCCGTTGCTGCTGAGGTTGGGACATGACTGACCCCATCCGCGCCAAGCTGGAAGCGCTGATCACCGACAGCGGCACCTACCGTCAAGGCCAGCAGGATGAACGCCAGCGCCTGCGCAGCTTGATTGATGTTCGCATCGACCAGCTGCGTGGTGTCGTCGGCATCCGCAACCGGGAGCAGATGTGCGCTGAGCTGCTCCAGCTTCGCCAGTTGATTGACCCATGAACCACCGCATCAGGATCGACCAGCAGCGCGCCGACATGATGGAGGCGCTCTACCAACGCAGCGGCCGCACCTGCTGCACCTACACCGGGTTGTGGGAGGAGTTTGCGCTGGAGATGGCCGCCAACTTCCGCGACACCTACTACCCGGAACTGCTTGATCGGGTGTGCGCCGCGATGGATGCCACCGGCTCGGTGATGACGCAGAAGCAGGCGCAGCAGGCGATCGAGGTCTGCCGCCAGCAGCTGCTCGGGGAGCGTTGGCGGTGAAGACCGACACGTTCACAGCGCCCGGCCTGCTGGTGGTCCGTCAGTGGGACCGCTGGAACGGTGCGCTGTTCATCGCGTGGAAGCCAAGCGTGAGTATGGCGTTTCGCGCGCGGAAGGAGCTGCTGAAGTTCGTGGCCTGGCCAGCCAAGACACCGACCGGCGATCGGTTCCGCGAGTGGCTGAACAGCTTTGAGGAGCCGGTCGTCGCTGAGGCACCTCCAGCGCAGCCGCTATCGCCGGAGCTGCTGGCCACTGGTTTCGGCCCGGAGTGCCACCTGGATGAATCCGACCCCAACTACAACACCCGCACGGTGATCTGATGAGTGATCCAGTCAACCAGCCGCCGCACTACCGGCAAGGCGAGATCGAGTGCATCGAAGCAATCGAGGCTGCTCTGACGCCTGAGGAGTTCCGCGGCTACTGCAAAGGGAACGTGATCAAGTACACCTGGCGCGAGCGCCACAAAGGCGGCGGTGAGTCGCTCGCCAAAGCGCTGTGGTATCTCCGCCGACTTCTCGCCAAACTGGAGCCATGTTCTACCTCGCAGGGCTGAATCTGATCGAGCGGCTGGCGCTGTGGATCCTGTGCCGTAGCCCGCGCACCAGCTTGGTGGTGGTGAAGGAGCACGCCTGGCCGTCGGTGTTTGTCGCCAGTGATCCGCGCGATCCGGTGGCGGCGCACGTCACCAACGGCGAGGTCGAGCCGCTCTCAATGCAGCTCGAGCGGTTGTACCACCAGCCCGCTTACGGGGAGGAGGAATGATCAGCCTGCACGCCGGCCGCCTGCTGCTGGTGTGCAGCCGCTCCAGCCGCACTTGGCACGCGCATGTGGTGCTTGGGCCGAAGCCTGAATACCAGCTTGAGGCCGACACCAGCACCTCGAAGCTCTATGAGGCGCTGCAACGTGCGCAGGTGATCTATCAGGAGGCGGTGGCCAGCATCCGGCCAGCCGACAGCCAGCGGATGTGCTGGGATTGCATCCAATGGGATCCGAGGTGCAACTGCTGCGAGCTGGGCATCCCAGAGTGCCGGCGCAGCGGCGGCCGGTTCGCGCCACGATGCGAGATGTTCCAGCCATGCCGCGCGAATGGGTGACAGCCACGCGCGAGCCGTGGTGTGTGCTGATCCACCAGGCGGTAATGGCGATCGACCGGCACAACAGTCTGTTTTTTCAGACAGGCGACCGTTGGCATCTGCTGCAAGCTGAACGGCTGCGGCAGTATGTGATCGAGCTGAAGGACTGGATCAGCAGCCATGAGCGAGCCTGAAGTGATCAGCCGGCTCGATCGCGACGGCGGCTACATCGAGACGCTCGAGCCTGCTGGTGGCGGCGAGCTGTACTACAGGAGCTGCGCGAGCGGCTACTGCCGGTACAGCTCGGACCTGTGGCAGGCGGAACTGTACCTGACCCACCTATTGGCGCGATGACCCTCTCTGAAGCGTTCTACCTGATCGGGATGTACTGGCTGATCTGCGGCTTGGTGCTCTGCATCTGCAAGCGGATTCTGCCGTGAAAAGGGTGGCCGGTGATGGTGGCTCGCGCGCCTAACCCACCTCACCGCTGCCGGCCTGCAACGGACGCCCAATGCTGGAAGCAATGGACCATCACCTTAGCCCTCACCGGCGACCCAGCGCGCGATTGCCCACTCGCCCATCGCGGACCAGAACGGCTGGGCGCGATACCAGTCGGTCCAGGGTTTGTGGCCCTTCTGGCTGTTGCACATGAGGCAGCAGCTGACGAGGTTTTCGCGCACGGTCAGGCCGCCGTGCACCTTGGGGATGACGTGGTCGAGGGTTGGGCTGCGGCCGAGCGGATCGCCGCAGTAGGCGCACTCGTAGTTCCAGGCGAGGTGGATCTGATCGCGCGCGGAGCGGCGTGTGACCAGGCGGGTTTCGTCAATGTGGTGCTGATCCACTGAGGTCGGCTGGCAGGGGAACGGCGTGGACTTCGAGGTCCAGGAGGTCGTCGTCGTTGCGGATGAACTCAGCGATCTGGCTGTAGATGTCTGCGGGCAGCTCCTCGGGGTCGGTGTCGGAGCGGATGATCAGCTTGGCGCTGATCTCCACGATGTAAGCCCGCATGGGAGCGGCCCGGCTTGGCCAACGGTAGCGGGTGCGACGGGTGCGCCCCGCGTGACAGTTTGCAAAGGTGCCCCGGATGCGGGGCAGGATGCCCTGTGGGCGGGGTATAGTTAGTTCATCAACGCAACCGACCGATGCGCATCCCCACCACCACCATGAGCGACGCCAGCCTGAGCATGATGATCGCCGGTCTCTGCGCTCAGCACCCCAAGCTCACCGGCATCCGCAAAGAGCGCAACGCCACCTACCTCAAGGAGCTGGTGATCGAACAGCAACGCCGGGCCGCCTGAGGCCCACCACCACCACTATGGAAAACACACTGCTAGGCCGCTGCGTAGCGGCCCTTGGCGACGCCTACGAGCTGACCAGTGATCTTGAAGACTGGCGCGACACTTGCACAGCCGCTGTGCTGGAGCATTTGGCCTTCGAGCTGCTGGTGCTGCACCAGCAGGATCCGCGGCTTACCGTCTTTGAGATTGCCCGCATTCTCCGCGAACAGTCCCACCCATGACCTACATCCTCCGCATCGGACCTTGGCACGTCGGGCCATTCCCGACCCACATCGCGGCTCAGCATTTCGCCGAGACGCACGGGTGCGACGACTTCACCCTGATCCCGCTTGATGATCCTGCAGAGGCACCTGGCCGGATCCACCGCCTGCGCATGGCGGAGCTGAAGCACCCGATGGCGCAGTCTGCGCGAATAGTGCGCGAACGGCCGTGGCCTCATAACGAAAGCGCCCGCTAAGTGCTTGACCTAGCGGGCGAATCTGGTTGCGGGGACAGGATTTGAACCTGTGACCTTCAGGTTATGAGCCTCACTGCTGCGGCTCCTGATTGTTCACGCTGCTTCCCTAAACCTCTGCGCGCTCAATGATTTCCCGCTTGACCCGTTCCCGGTCGTTCGCGCAAGATCCCGGCCGTTCTGGGGTTTTTGCGCGAAAGGTGCGCGAATGAGCAAGCAGTGGATTGCCGATCGAAAGGTGCCGGGCCTTGGCCTGATGGTGCTGCCGTCCGGCGTGCGCACCTGGTACCTGCGCTACCGGGAGCCGAGCGGCAAGCAGCAGCACCACCGCATCGGCCGGGCCGACTCGGTGAACGTCACCACCGCGCGCGAGCAGGCCCACAAGATCCTTGCGGCCGTCGCCACCGGCCAGGCACCCACCAGCGCCCGCCAGGAGCGCCGCAGGGCGCCGACCGTTGCCCAGCTGCTGGAGCGCATCAAGCGCGAGCACTGGCGCAAGCTGCGGCCCGGCAGCGTGGTGAACAACGAGCTGATCTGGCGCCGCCACCTGCTGCCCGAGTTTGGAGCCTTGAAGGTGTCAGAGCTCCAGCAGCGGCAGGTAGCCGACTGGTTCCACCGCGCCAGCATCGAGCGGCCGGTGCGTGCCAATCGCTGCCTAGAGGTGCTCAGCAAGGCGATGAATCTGGCCGAGCTGTGGGAGCTGCGGCCCGCCGGTTCCAACCCTTGCGTGCGGCTCAATGCCAACAGCGAACGCAAGCGCCGGCGATACCTGACCAGGGAGGAGCTCAAGCGGCTGCTGGCCGCATTGGACACGTTCGCCGAGGCCGGTGTGCGGTGGCGGTTTGCGCAGCTGATCCGGCTGCTGCTGGTCACCGGCTGCCGCGTGCGGGAGGTGATGTGCGCGCGATGGGACTGGCTCGATCTCGATGCAGCGGTGCTGCTGGTGCCGGCCGAGGCCCACAAGACCGGACAGGATTGCAACGATCGCAAAGTGCATCTACCACCCGCGGCCATTCAGATCCTACGAGAGCTGCGGCAGCGGTCCAACAGCGCCTGGGTGATCGCCGGCGATGATGACAGCCACCTGGTCGGCTACTGGCGGATGTGGGACGACCTGCTGGCCGCGGCCGAGATCCGCAACCTGCGGGTGCATGACCTGCGCCACAACTTCGCCAGCCTCGGTGTGAGCGCCGGGCTGAGCCTGCCGCAGATCGGCGGCCTGCTGGGCCATGCCAGCCCGCAGACCACCCAGCGGTATGCGCACCTGATTGACGAGGCTGCAGCGGCCGCCGCGGCCAAGGTGGCGGCGCTGGTGGTCTAGCCCTTGCTGGCGGTGACGGCCGCGTCCTGGTTGTAGCGGCCGGTGACCGCATAGCTGCGCGCCGGGATGCCCTCCATCTTGTGGAAGACCATCTGCCCGATCTTCATGCCAGGCCACAGCGCGATCGGGTGCATCCGCCGCGCGTTCTGCAGCTCCAGCGTCAGCCGGCTGCCATGCCACCCTGGATCGCAGTAGCCGGCCAGCAGGTGCTCCAGCCCTTCGCGGGCGCGGCTGGACTTAAGCACAAACTGCGCGGCGATGAAGTCCGGCAGGTTGAAGATCTCGCGCGTCTCCGCTAGGCAGAACTCACCCGGCTGCAGCCAGTAGGGATCCTCGGCCGTGTGGCCGCTGATGCCATGAATCTGCAGCTCGGGGCTCTCAGCCACCTCGATCATGATCCGATCGCCCAGCAGCACGTCGATGCTGGCCGGATTCACCAGTTCAGGATCGAACGGCAGCACCATCGCGTGCTTCTTGCACAGGTGGTGGATCTCGTAGTCGGGGAGAGGCACGCGGTCGTCAGTAAATCCAACGCACCCTAGGGCTGCCCTGACGGATGCCAAGGTGCACAAAGCCCTTGGGTGCGCCATAGCCCAGCGAGTAGGGCCACTGCCTGTCGCACCAGTCCTGCACCGCGTTGATGTCCACGCCGTCGATGAAGAAATCGACCGCACCGACGCCCGGCGCGTCGTAGAGGTGCTCCGACTGGCTGGCACCACCCACGGCCCGGTTGATTGCTGCGGGCCGGTAGCCGGAAATGATGATCACCGCCTTGCCGTCGAACCGTGCGCGAGCCTTCTCGAGGAACTGCGCCAGCTTCACCGCGGTGTCGCACTGATGCTGGTGATCGAAGCGTCGCGCCTCCTGGTTCAGCGCAAACTCGCCGTAGGTGATGTGCGGGGTGATCTTGAAGCTGAAGGGGCTCTCGGGCGTGAACGTCGCCTCGATCGGCCCAGTGGTCTGCCGCTCTCGGCCCCACAGATCGCCCTCAGCGATGCGGCGCCGCTTTAGGCCGGCCTCGACGTTGGTGCCAGGGTTGCGGTAAAGCAGCAGGGCATCAGGTACGCCGGGCCAGTCCTTCTCGCGCAACCGCTTGCTGATGGTCTCAAAGCCCTTGGCGCCATAGAACCCGCTGCCGAGGTTGTAGGCGAAGCTGATCAGCGCGCACTTCTGATGGTCCGCCATCTCGC